TTTATGAGGATATTCCAATAGAGATTGTATACCATTTTCAACTTCAACAGATAAATCTATTGATTTTTGAAGAGCTTCACTATTAGAAAGTTCTTGTTCTAACCCTTTATGAACATTGAAGTTTACAAATATAGAATCCGTGTCACCATACACGATATCTGCATTAGGATAATGTTGTTTAACATAATCTTTAGCTAGATGTAAGTGTCTTCTTCCTATTGCAGTGGTTGAAGCAGCAATATCCTTATAGTATAAAGAGCTTACTTCAGCACCTACTCCACCATATAGTGAATTAGCTGTAACTTTATAAGCAAGCTGTAAACCATCTAAAACGGATCTTCTAAAGGGGTCTTTTTCTTTTTTGATTTGAGCTCTGGTAGCCTTACGTGCGGCGAGTAGTTTCATCAAGATTCGTGGAAGAATTCCCCTTTTAGTGTCATCAATATTTCCAGTTTCTGGGTCAATCGGAGGTTGAATATATCTACAATTAACAACTGGATTTTTTTCATCAACTTTTTTAACCCAAGTTTTACCTTGGAGTACTTGATAATAATTATCATATGAAATATCTTGAAACTTGATTCCCATGCTTTCTAACAATTTGGCTCCAGATTCTCCTTGATATTGTGGTTCAACAATAATACTATCGTGACTAATATTGCTTCCAATCATACTGGATGGATATAATGAGCCATAATCAAGTACACTTACTGGATTTTTTAGGAAAATTGCAGGCGTAGGTTCGAGTACTTCTGCACCCTCGTACGAATCTTTAGTGTCTTCGGGTGGTCTTGGTAGTTCGGGTATCAAATATTTTACTTTTTGACACTCTGATGCGACAAGACTTAAAGTTTTAATCATTTGACCTCGCATAAACAGAAACGGAAATGGCACTAAACATACATTTGACATACCAACATTATTTGTGATAATTTCAAGTTTTTGCATAAGGTGAAGACATAATTCACAATCCTGTACACAATATTTTGCGACAATCGCTCTATCTGCATCAGTACCACGCTGTTTTTCGAAAATATCTTGTGGAGATACATTATCTTTACCTACAGCCCAATAATATGATTTGGGATTATTAGGCAGTTCTTGACTATTATCACCCTCTTCAAGAGTAATGCTTGTATCTTCAACAATATGAATAATTTTTCTTCTTTCCCCAATAAATTCTTTTCCGATTATACTTTCTTTGAAAATAACAATATAATGTCCTTTTAGTAGACTAAATGTTGAATCTGTATGTAAAGTAATTTGACAATTAGAACTATCATCATGATGCTCGATTTTGGAAATGGCACCGTGAATAAATTCATTGGAAACATCATCTAATTTATATGATGATAAGTTATGATCTTTTTGAATAACCTTCAATAAATCGATAGTAACGATACCCGGCATTTCAAAATAGAACATAATATTAACACCTAAAGCAGATGATGATAGTGTTTTCTCAGTAAGTTTGTTTTTTCTGGATTTACGAGGTCCTAACTGTTTAAGAATGTCAAGACAATCATATTCTTCTGCACATTCCCATAAGAATTTGAAGTCAAAACCGAAAATATTATATCCAGTAATGATATTCGGTTGTGATTTTTTCATGAATTTAACCCATTCTTGAAAGACTTCCCGCACTGAATTACACGATACAACTTCAATACCTTCTAATTTATCAGAACCACCAAGAGCAACAATATGTCTTTCAATACTTGTTTTTTCCTGACCATATCTGTAACAAACTGTACCAATTTGAATAACTTTATCACCTTTAACAGGTGGTAAATAACTATTGAGGATTTGTTTTAAAGACTCAACGATTTCTTTAGCTTTGGTTTTTTGAACACTGTGTTTTGTTAAACAAACATAACATTCGTCCCCAAGTTTATCGAAGAGTTTATTTTTAATATCATATGGATATTTGAGAATAATAGTTTGAATAGACGACTTCGTATATTCATCGTATTTCTCATTTTGGTTGTAATCTCTAAAAGCTGCCTTAATCCACGTCGAAATAAGTATAGGATTCGTTCTTTTCTTGGATTTAGAATAACGAACATTTTCTTCATAAATATTCATTGCCAATTTGTAGTAATCTTTTTTGGCGACTGGAAAGTCACCGTGACTTGAATCAGCTTCAATATCAAAAGAAGCCACTTTAATTGGACCAATAGATTCGATATCTACTGGTTTTACATCTTTCCAATGAACATTCCAATTTTGTGGGAATTCAGTTTCACATAATGTAGACTTAGTAGTTCTAACTGCGGATTGTCCGAGTGTAATCCATCCGGAAGGTTTTAATTCTTGAATATGAATAAATCTTAATACCGGTAGAACATTCTTTTCGTAAATAGCAAATTTATGCTTTCGCAAGCCAGAGATAGATCCCCGATAAGGGTCTCTTAATCGATAGTATACATGCTTTTGTGCTTTTTCGCTTCTAAATACGAGTTGCATAAATAAGGTTGTCTTTCCCCATTGATTATTTCTAAATTTAAATCGCGGCCTCAATTTAGTTGAATAGTCTTCAATAAATTCATCTTGCATATTTTTGGGTAAAGACTCTTTGAGTTCATCCGCAAATATAGATGTCCAGGATGGTTTCCAATAATTTGGAATTTCAATCCAGAAATATGGAGTAAAACCATTAACTTTGATACTGACATTTTCTCCAGATTGAGTAAGAGCATAAAGATATATAACAAAATTTTGAGAAATTTTATTAGTATCCGAATCTGATTCGTTGTTTGAATCTGAATCATCAATATCAACTTCTTCATCATAGGTTTCCCAGTCATAAATCTGTAAAGGTTCTTGAGACATATCAAATATTATACTTGAATTGTTAAATTATAATCTGTATATGCTTCATTTTTTTGAAAAAAGACAACTTTTGAATAAAGTAGAATATAACTGATTACACCAATCTATGAATTTAGATAATCTACTATTTGGTTTTTCAGCAGGATTTTCTCCTTTGTAATCAAGTTCAGTAGAATCACCTGAGCAACTTTGTTTGTCTGATGTATCGACAACTAAATCTTCTTGCTGTTTTTGTTCTTCTACTGGATTAAGATGTATATTGACATCCATATTAGAATAATTACATGATTCCTTATACAATTTATTATATATACCAAGTTCTTTTAAGAGTGATATGATATGATGTTTTTGACCAAGGGCACAAAAATCATGAAATTCTTCATATGAAATAGTCTTACTGTCTTTATTTATAACAGAAAAGAGTCTATTATTAATATTGGAGTCTTGAATATTCAGAGATTTAGCTAATTCCCATTTGGAAAGGTTAGTACCATATCCATCTACGATTACTTGAAATATATCATATGTAAGTTGATTAAGAAAGTGTGGTTTATCAAAAAGTATGAATTGTTCCCATTCATCCATAGAGTGTAGACTTGCATCATCTGCGATAGAGAGTAATATTTGAACTGTTTTGTTCATAATTAGATATTTTGATTTTGTGAAATCTAATATTTTATTGTAAGGTGTAAATTGCGATTAGTTTTGCGGATAAAATATGTTATATTTATCATAAATGTCGAGTACAGATTTAGAGGGAATAAAACAGTTTGACGATTTAGTTAAAGAGTTATCAAATGTAGCTGTAACGATATTAGATAGTGGATTGGATACTTTAATAGAGACTTTAGACTTTACAAAAACAGCAGTAACATTATTTCAGCAAGAATTGATAGATATAGGTAAAGGAGATATTGTATTTAGTGAGAAATATTTTGATAATATTGCGTAAAAATTAGAAAAAAATAGTGATATATGAATTATTATGGAGGTAAATCAATTAGTAGCACTTGGTTTGAGTCAGTCTCAAATAAAACGCGTATTGGAGAGAATACCGAAAGAATCAATTCATTTATTTGTAAAACAATGGATAGCTGAGAAGGGAATGAATGTTCAACCAACTGAACACTCAGATGTACGTAGAACAAACCAATTTGAGTCAAGAAGAAGAAATAATAATCCAGAACCAAAATATTCAAGAGATCAAGATTTTTTACAGAATACCTCTGTAAAAACACCCTATATGCCACGAATGTTGCCCAATTTTACAGAAAGGGCAACAAGTGAAGAATTGCAAAAAAGGTATCAAGATAAAACGAATAGTCGTAATAATCCTTCCGCTAATTTAGATATAATGGCCGCGCAATTATTTGGAGAAGCTCCTAAAGAAGGATATACGGAAGTATTATTACATAAGAAATACAAACACTTAGCAGTATCACTACATCCAGATAGACATAATGGTGATACGACAGCATTTAATATGCTAACAACATGCTATAATCATTTGAAACAATCAATACCGAATAGTATAACAAATATAAATGCATCAAGGAGAAGTAACATAAGAGAAAATTTAGCAGTACCTCCACCAGATAGTTTATTTGATAAACAATTCGACCCGTCTGTATTCAATGAATATTATACTAAGAATGCATTTAAGGATGAAGATGCAGGATATGGAGATTGGCTAAAGAAGGAATCAGGTCTAAAACAACCAGAAAGACCATCTGAAAATAATTTTCATGCTGTTTATGAACAACAGAAAAAGGTCCATACGAATAATGTAGATGCAAGTAGGTATCAATTAGTTAAATGTCCAGAAATACCACAAGAATTAGCTTCAAATACAAATGCTTCCGTATTGGGTCAAGGTGAAATTAAGGACTTTTCCGGAGAAACACCTTCTGGAACTAAGTATACAGATGTTCGTCGCGCATTAGAGACCCCCCATTTAACTTATGAAGAAGCTGTAATAAATGATGAGGATATTTCAAGAAGTTTTGCAAAAATAAAAGATAATAGAGGATCAATCCCAACACAATTAACAGATGAGGACAAAAGAAGATTCGCGGAATTAAGACAAAAGCAAAAAGAAGATGAAGAATACAGAATTTACAGACTAAGGCAAAGAGATGAGGATATAGAGGCTCATTTCAAATCGACTCATCATAATAGATTACAAATGTAATAAAATTGTAATGAAAACTAATAGTATCAAATGTTTATAAAATTGCCAAGTGATGTGTTAAGTATAATCGATGAATATTTACACAGTGATATATTGTATAATGAAGAATCTGTTACAGATACCAGAGAATTAAATATTGTTCCAAGAGAGGATAGTAATGGTTATAATATAATAAATGACAAAAATATATTTCCACATGGAAAACCAAAAAAATGTATATGTTGTAATGAATATTTTATGGATTATGAACTGCCTTTAAATAATAGTTTTATAGGATTATCTTATTTAGAAAAACGGGAATTATGGAGACAAAATTGGAGAAGAGGGTGGTTAAATAGTTATCGGTGGCCATTATGGAATCGTGTGCCTAGAAAGTATTATGATTATAGGAGGATGAAGTGTTATGCTTGTTGTAAATATAATGATAGATTAAATTTTTGTATATATATAGGGAAAGCATCACTTGAATTACCTAAGATTGATAAACCAAAATATATATGTGATAATTGGTGTGACAATATATTTGGTTTTGTAATACCAAGTAGTTGGAAAGGAATGGATAAAGAATACAGTTGGAATAAGGGAATACCAAATAGAAGATTAGAGATATAAATGCGGTTATATTCGTAGAATGATATAATATATATCTTGATATGGAGGGTAATCTTATAGAAAATAATACTATCGTGGTAGCAAGATTCAAGGAAGATTTGGAATGGTTAAATAAACTTATAGAGTCTGAATTGTGGATTGAAAGAGTAGTAATATTTAATAAAGGACCAGAGAACATATCATTTTCAAAGGAAGCTTTGAAAAAAATAGAGATAATAACAAAAGAGAACATAGGAAGAGAAGGAGGAACATATTTAGATTATATAATAGAGAATTATGAAGTTTTACCAGATAAAATATGGTTTATACAAGGAGATCCATTTGATCATAGTCCTGATTTTGTAAACTTAATGAAATATGATGTAGTGCGATATTATGTAGATAAAGAGTTTCAAACATTAACTTGGAGATATAATGATGTAATACCACCAAATATTGATTCTGACCATCGTTTTTACATACAAAATAAT